TCTGGTTCTGGAACAGGTTCAACTACAGGTTCTGGTTCTGGAACAGGCTCAACAACAGGTTCTGGTTCTGGAACAGGCTCAACAACAGGTTCTGGTTCTGAAACAGGCTCAACAACAGGTTCTGGTTCTGGGACAGGCTCAACAACAGGTTCTGGTTCTGGAACAGGTTCAACAACAGGCTCTGGTTCTGGAACAGGCTCAACAACAGGTTCTGGTTCTGGGACAGGCTCAACAACAGGTTCTTTCTCTAAATTAAGACCATACAATTCATTTTCAAGATTTACTGGTTGTCTATTACCAACTTGAATAGAACATGATTTACATAATTCAGCAAATGTTTCTAAACATATTGTACATGGATTATTTATTTTTCCACTTGTTTGAGAAATAATTAAAGTTAATTGTTGAGTTAAATTGAACAACCGAGTTTTATTATGCCGATGGTGTGTATTTAAATGATCAGTAAATAATTGTAATTGATTTTTAATTAATTTATTTTGATAAATGATATTATGAACGTAATGTTCAATATTTAATCCTTTTGATATTTTTAAATTATGTTGTTCAATTTCTATTTCATTTGCTTGAATTAATTGAGATAAATAAGTTAAATAATATTTTATGTCCTCTTGAATTTTATCTACATGCTCAAATGAATATATTTTATAAGGTTCTAAATCTTTATATACCGAATATTCTCCTATTATTTTTGTACATCCTCGCTGAACCGAATAATGATTTACACTGATTAATAATTTATAATAATCACCATATAAACGATTTATGTTGAACTGAAATAATTTATAATATACATCGTATTGCATCTCAATTAATTTACTTTGAAATAAAAAAGAATCTAACATGTCCGTATTTTTATTATTAGATACATAATTAGTATAACAATTGCGAACATCTTTTTTAAGTTTATTTAATTCATCAAATTGTGTAATTAATTCCTGATTTAATAGTTGTAACATATCATTATACCATAAAAATTTATATTCCTTAATACACCTTAAATTTTAAATATTATGTATTATAGTATGAATTTTATTTCATTTGGTGATTGGGGAGAAAATACTCCATTAAAAAATACATTGACTTATATTATTCACAAATTAAAACCAGATGCATTAATTACTTTGGGGGATAATTTTTACCCAAAAGGTGTAAATAGTGATACAGATCCTTTATGGAAATATATTTATAAAATATTTTTTGGTAAATTTTTAACATTTGCTGTATTAGGAAATCATGACTATATGTCAAATCCAGGTGCCCAATTAACGTATAAAAATTCAAATTGGGTCATGCCACGTCGTTTTTATAATCGCATGTACAAAGATGTACATTTAATTGCATTAGATACAATTGATTTAGCCCCACAGATTTCATCTACGTTTATTCCTGATTTTAATGCGCAACCATCAAATCAATTATTATGGTTAGAACATATTCTTAAAACAAATACATCTCCTTGGATAATTGTATATGGACATTATCCTGTATTTTCAAATGGAGCTCATGGAGATACAGAAGAGTTGAAACAAAAATTGCTTCCTCTTTTTAAAAAATACAAGGTTCATTTATATTTATCTGGACACGATCATAGTATTTGTCATAAATATTATGAAGGTACTCATTTTGTTGTATCTGGTAATGGGTCATATAGTGGTGAAGTTAAAAATATACCAGGGTTTACACCATTAAAAGAAAATTGTGGATTCGCATATATTAACGTAAATCATAAACAATTACAATTTCGTTTATGTTCATTCAAAGGTGATATATTAATGACAAGAATTTTAAAAAATATATAATGTTTGATGTTGTTTACATATACATCATATACGGAGTTTTAGATTCAGTATTTGTTTTGATTAATTTTTTAACAAGGTCAATAGTAACATGAACTGGGAATGAAATAGCTGTCATGTCTAAATCAAATAATTTTTCGTTTGGAATCAACCGAATCAAATTTAATTTGGAATAAATAGTTTCAATGCATCGTTTCAAATTACGAACGCCCTTTTCATCATCCGTATAATTTTCAATAATATATTGAATAGTTGAATCAGGAATGGTAATATCACTTTCTTTCAAATTTACATTATTACAAATGATAGGTTCTAAATATTTTTTAATAATAATAATTTTTTGAGCTGGTGTATATCCTTCTGTTCGTATCACGGCCATTCTATCACGCAATACAGCATTTACTTTAGAACGATCATTGTAACTGAAAATAAACAATGCGCGACTTAAATCTAGATGAATACCTGGAAAATAATCATCTTGAAACATGGAGTTTTGTGAACTATCAATTAAATGGGTAAGCAATCCTATAATTTCTTCGCCCTTGGGGGTATCGCTTACTTTATCCAATTCATCAAAATAAAAGATTGGGTTCATGACTTTTAGTTTCATCAATGATTTGGCAATATTGCCACATACACTTCCTTCATAGGTTATCATATGACCCTTAAAGTTACTACTATCAGTAGCACCACCAAGGGCAAAGATTTCAAATGGTCGGTTTAAAATTTTACTAATTCCTTTAGTAATTAATGTTGTTTTTCCAGTTCCCATAGGACCTTCCAGCGCAATTGCTGTACCTGTTCCGGTTGGATTAGAAATAAGCTGACCTAAATATTGCATAATTTGTAACTTGGCATCATTTAATCCATACGTACATTCGTCTAACGTTTTTCGCGCATTCATCATAAATTCGCGACATGATTCTGGTCCGTCTGTTATAGTTACTGGAAGTTTACTAAATTGGTTAAACGGAATTCGAATAAATTCATTCAGCCACGCTTTATTTTTTCCATCATCGGATTCCGACCCACGAACCTTTAACTTTTGTAAAGCAACAACTTTATATTCATTAGGTATGTCTGCATCTAAAATACAAATACTAAGTGGTTTTGTTGAATTATCCAAATCTTTTACAGCTTTTAATTTATTGATCAATTCAAGTTGCTGTTCTGTAGTCAATGTTTCAAAATATTTTAGTTCATTTCCAGGTTTATTAGATATAAGCGTAATAAATTCTGTTTTATATCCAGTTCTTGTCATTTTATCTAATTTACCCTTTTTTTTCTCATGTTGTTCTAACAATTCATTATGTGTCTTTAGAAATTTTTGAAACATGGGAGTATCTTTATATGTTTTTGCAAGTTCATTTCCAAGATCTTGAATTTTATTCATAAATTCTCCGTTTTTAGCTGAATCATATTTTTTATCTTCTTCTTCATCTGATGATTCATCCATGGTAAATGTAATGTTTACCTTAACACGATCATCTTCATCTTCCTCATCGTCTTCCTCATCGTCTTCTTCATCGTCTTCCTCTTCATCATCATCCTCTTCATATTCATCGTCTTCCTCTTCATAATCAGAATCAGATGAATCGGAATCTGATTCTGCCAACTTTTTCAATTTACGTTCAGCATGTTTAGATGGAAATAGATCAGTTAAAATTTTTTGAAATTCACGTTTGCCCTGTTGTGACCTAAGATTGTACTTAGACATTTTACTGTATAGTTTAATTAAATTATTTATAAATCAATTTTATATATATATTAAGTATGGAATTTGACTTTGCCATGTGCCATTCCGATTTTGACAGCGTCTTTGTTCCGGTGTATCATGACTATCCATACTATATTTGTATTTGACAAAATTTCTAAAATACTTGAAATGAAATTAAAAGAATGTGGTTTTTTTTATAATTTAATAAATTGATTTGAATATTAAACACTATATAGTATATGATGGCATCTGATTCCACAATTCTAGGAATTAAATTTTCCATAATGTCTCCTTTAGAAATACGTAAAAATTCAGTTGCTGAAATTAAAACTCCTAATCGTGAAGCATTTGTAAATAATAAACCTGTTATAGGAGGGTTGTATGATCCGCGTTTAGGCGTACTTGATCCTGGTATGGTGTGCCCTACAGACGGATTAGATAATATAGAATGCCCTGGATATTTTGGACACATTGAATTAGCTAGACCTGTATTTTATATTCAATATTTAGATACTGTATTATCTATTATTCGGTGTATATGTATTAAATGTAGTAAACTTTTAATCAATAAAACAAAATACAAATCTTTGTTGAATTTACCAAATGAACGGCGATGGAAACAAGTGTATGCGTTATGTAATAAAATATCATGTTGTGGCGAATTTAGCGAAACAGGATGTGGATGTAGGCAACCATCTAAATATATTCATGAAGGTATATCTACTATTATTGCGGAATGGAAAACACCACCTGCTTCATTAAAAGTTGCCCCTGAAATGTTTATTAAAATATTTAGCAGAATTTCAGATGAAGACATTACATTTATGGGATTTGATCCTAAATTTTCAAGACCAGAATGGATGATTTGTCAAGTATTAGCAGTTCCTCCTCCAGCAGTCCGCCCGTCTGTTAAATTTGATGCTACACAAAAAAGCGAAGATGACATTACTCATATTTTAGCTCAAATTATTAAGGCAAATAAAATATTGGCTGAAAAACTTGAAAAGAAAGATACGTTAGATGCTTCTACTATGGATAATTATCATACAATGTTACAATATTGGGTTGCGACTATGGTAGATAATAAAATACCTCATGCTGAACCCGCGGCTCAACGCACAGGTCGCCCCTTCAAATCCATCAAAGAACGACTTGTTGGAAAAACAGGTCGTGTTCGCGGAAACTTGATGGGAAAACGTGTTGATTTTAGTTCTCGTTCCGTAATTGGTCCAGATCCTAATTTATCTATCCGCGAATTAGGTGTTCCTTTAAAAATTGCTCAAAATATAACAAAGCCTGTAATGGTAAACTCTAAAAACATTCATTATTTATCAACACTTGTTAAAAATGGTCCCGTTTATCCAGGAGCTAAATTGCTAGAAAGAGTAATTAATGGAAAAAGTGTTCATATATCATTAAAATATGCGGATCGCGAATCTATTGAATTAAATGTAGGTGACATTGTACATCGTCATATGATGGATGGTGACGTTATTTTATTCAATCGTCAACCAACTCTTCACAGAATGAGCATGATGGGTCACGTTGTCCGCGTGTTATTAACTGGAAATACATTTCGTATGAATGTAGGGTGTACCAAACCTTACAACGCAGATTTTGATGGCGATGAAATGAATTTACATATGCCGCAATCACTTGTTGCTGAAACAGAATTAAAACATTTGGCAGCAGTACCCTATCAATTGATTAGTCCGGCATCTAACCAATCTATCATTGGTATTTTTCAAGATTCGTTACTATCGTCGTATTTAATTACACGTGAAAACATTAAGTTTGATCCGTTAACAGCAATGAACATTATGGTTAATTTAAAACGTATAGATCCATCTATTTTTAAACAAAAATCAATTACAAGTTTTGATGTATTGTCTCAAATTTTACCACCTATGAGCAGTCATCAGAAAAATAAAATGTTTGGTGATTCTGAAGATACAAAGACATCCAATAATGTAATTGAAATTGTAAATGGTCAATGGATTCGTGGCCAAATTGATAAAGGTGTACTTAGTGCAACCTCCAAAGGGTTAATTCAGCGAATTTATAATGATTATGGAAATTTTGCATCGGCTGATTTTATTGATAATTTACAATTCATTGTAAATGAATACATGACACGATGCTCGTTTAGTGTTGGAATCAGTGATCTTATTATACCACATGAAACAAAAGAGAATATTAAATCACGTATTTCAGAAAAAAAACTGGTTGTTCATGATTTGATTGCCCAAACGTACATGGGAACATTTAAAAATACAACCGGTAAACCAAATTCAGAAATATTTGAATCTGAAGTAAATGCTCGTTTAAGTGAAGCAAATAGTGAAGCTAGTAAAATTGGTAAAAAGCAATTATCTAAAAATAACCGGTTTGACATCATGGTTCGTGCTGGTTCTAAAGGTTCGGACATTAACATGTCTCAAATGGTTCTCTCTTGTTTGGGTCAGCAAAATGTAGAAGGAAAACGAATTCCTTATGGATTTGATCATAGAACGTTGCCACATTTTTCAAAATTTGATGATTCTCCTGAAGCTCGTGGATTTGTAGAATCTACATTCATTGACGGATTGTCTCCGCATGAATTGTTCTTTCATGCTCAAGGTGGTCGTATTGGTTTAATTGATACTGCTGTAAAAACATCCACCACTGGATACATTCAACGTCGTATCATCAAAGCCATGGAAGATTGTAAGGCAGAATATGATGGAACTGTACGAAATAATAAAAATAAAATCATACAATTCTTATATGGCGAAGACAACATTGACCCGTGTAAAGTAGAGTCTTTTCATATACCATTATGTGACATGAAAATAGAACAAATTTATAATCATTATTATGTTCCATCAGAACTTCTTGTAACCTCTGTTAAATCAAAGGTAAATGAACAAAACACGCAATATAATGCTAAAAGTAAACAGATTATAGATTTTATGTTACTAGCAAGAGACTTGCTTATTAAAAATGTGTTTGAATTTAAAAACGACTATAAAGTATACGTGCCTGTCGGGATTCCTTATTTAATGAATCATATTTACCATCAGTTTAAATTGTCCAATCAAGTGATTGTAGACATTACGCCATTTGAAATACTTGAGTTACTCGACGTATATTTTGCTAAACTTGAAAGTCTTGGCCCATACAAACCAACCATGATGTTTAAAATCATGTATTATTATTCATTGTCGCCTAGAGAATTATTGATTGCTCGCCATTTTACTCGTGATGCGCTTGTGATGTTGCTTGATCAAATCATGATTCATTATAAACGAGCCATTATTTCACCGGGAGAGTCTGTTGGTATTATTGCAGCGCAGTCCATTGGTGAACCTACAACACAAATGACATTAAATACGTTCCATTTTGCTGGTGTAGCCTCTAAATCCAATGTAACTCGTGGTGTACCACGTATTGAAGAAATTTTGTCCTTGACACAAACTCCTAAAAATCCTTCGGTTACCATGTATTTAAAATCACTCGATCAAACAAATAAAGAAAAGGCCTTGTATTATAAAAATTTAATTGAATATACCAAAATGTCTGACATTTCATTAAAAGTGGATATATTGTTTGATCCAAATAACACTGAAATTTTAGAAGATGAAAAATTTATTAGAGATACAGCAGATCTACACGATTTATTGAAAGATTGTTTCTTAGAAAAGGATGTTCAACGAAACCCATGGGTAATACGCATTGAATTAAACAAAGAAGAATTACTTGAACGAAAAATTTCTATGGATGATATCAACTTTGCTATTAAATTAAGTTCGTTTGGAAATGGAAATGGAAGTATTATGAATTGTATTTATTCAGATTACAATGCCGAATCATTAGTATTACGAATTGAAATTAAAGATGATGAAAAGACAAAAAATAAATCAGTGTTTTATGATTGCGATTATATCTATAAATTGAAGGATGTTCAAAATAAATTAATGAACGTTGTAATTCGCGGTGTTAAAAATATTAAAAGTGTAAATCTTCGAACGATTAAAAATAATGTAAATTGGGTAAATGGAAATTATGAACAAGAAGCGATTTGGGTATTGGATACAGTAGGTACAAATTTATTAAGTCTATTGGGATTAAATTACATCAATCCTCACAAAACAATAAGCAATGACATTAAAGAAGTATGTAATGTATTAGGAATTGAAGCAGCAAGAACCTGTATTTACAATGAATTGACAGAAGTGGTTGAATTTGATGGTGCTTATATTAATGATCATCACAAAACATTGTTGTGTGATCGTATGACATGTACTACTCCCATGACATCTATCTTTAGACATGGCGTAAATAAAGATGACATTGGTCCTATCGCAAAGGCATCGTTTGAAGAAACACCCGAAATGTTTTTACAAGCAGCTCGCCATGGTGAAGTTGACAACATGCGTGGTGTATCTGCTAATATTATGTGTGGTCAAGAAGGGTATTATGGAACAAGTTCATTCAATATATTGTTAGATTTAAATGAAATGAGTGGAAGAAATGTGGTCAAATCAGAACATCATTTGGTAGACCAAGAATTATTATTGAATAAATGTGATTCTATTCAAATTCATAATAACTTGGGAAATATTGTAAATACAAGTATTGGGGAAGATACCGAATATACAATTACAATATAAAAATTGTTATATTAAATATATTATGAAAATAATAATTCAAAATGTATTTCAAAATAATGTATTTCAAAATAATGTATTTATTAAAAATACATTAATAGAATATAAAAATATGTGCGATGTTCATAATATTTATTATTCAGAATCATTATTTAATTTATTAATTGATATTTATTCAAAATATTTTATTGATGAAATTAACAACAATATTTTTTTAGTACCATTTGTTAAACAATTTGTAATCAACACATATGTTACTTATAAAGATGCATACAATAAAATAAGAAAATGTATTGTCGGTTACATTTATCGTAAAAAAAATTCATGTAATTCAAATGATTTAGCTGGAATACCTTTTTCTGAATACAATCCAAAAGAATATTTTTTTATTGTACATAAGCGTGTTAAATACACGTTTCTTCATACTGATTTTTATAACATTATTGAAGGTTCATTATTAAATTCAGATGATCATTTGATGGCAAATCCATTACAGATTAAAAATCCGTATACAGGAATTATTTTTAATAAAAACATGTTGTATCTTTTGTATTTGAAACTTAAACATGTTCCATTGCTTTATTTACATTTTATGAAAATAAATTTTGATTTACCACAATTTTTATTAAACCATGAAGGGTTATTAAGGCATTATAGTATAGAAAAAAAATTAAATAATTTATCACCGAATGAAACAAAATCAGCTATATTAGAAATGATTTTTGACGTATCTTTGTGGCAATTATATGATAGACAATTGCGAATATTTAATATAGACCATGATATATTAGTATTAAAGCCATTATTGAAACACTATTATAATTATATATATTCTATGAACCCTTATCAACGACAAATAGAATATAATGCTTTAGTTAAAAAAATGGTTTTAATTCAATCCTCTTAAAAAGTTTATATTGTATAATAATATGTTTAAAGTTTTATTTATTATAGTTGTTTTTTTAATTGTAGTTTACATTCTATCATGGATCTTTAATAAAACAAAGACATTAAGCAATTATGCTAGTGCCCAAACAGCATTGACAATTACACCCGATTCACTTCCTGCTGGATCTAGCGTTAATTATAGTTATAGTATTTGGGTTTACATCGATGATTGGTCGTATCAATATGGATCTGAAAAAATAATTTTTATACGTGGAATAATTGGGTCATCGTTTATGCCAGCATTATCTCTTGCATCTATTGATAACAATGCTATTATTACTATTACATTAGAAGATCGTCCATTTGAATGTGTAATTCCTAATATTCCATTACAAAAATGGACCAACATTATTATGTCACTCAATAACAAATCTTTAGATGGATATGTAAATGGAAAATTGGTAAAAACATGTGTATTGCCAAGTATACCCAAAACAGATCCAACGGCATCCTTGTATTTAACTCCTCAAGGAGGATTTTCTGGATATACAGCAAGGTTCAATTACTGGAGCGATTCTATAAGTCCTCAACAGGCATGGAATGTATACAAAAGTGGACCAGGAGGAAACATGTTTAGTAACTTTTTGAACCAATACAAAGTACAATTGAATTTCTTACAAGGCAATGATGTAAAGGCATCTTTAACCATTTAAAGTTGAAAGTCTATCTAATGTACATGCTCTTTTATATTCATCCAGTGGAATACATCCCTGCCATGATACAATGAATACAAATGATTGAATGTGTTTTACTACATCATCTGGAATAATGCTAAAATTCATAATTACATTATATTTAATGTATTAGTTCAATTTTGTGTTGTAAAAAGGTTTTATTTATATAATTTTATTATACAAATGGAATTTAAATTACCCATTCAACATGTTGATCATGAAGTTTTAAATCAACATGTTATCAATGATTTAGAACTTGTACAATCTGAAAATAAACCCGTTTGTGATATTGTATTTTGTCCAAAAACACCGGAATCTAAAGACATTGCAAAGGAAACTATGAAATATTATACAACCAATACACTTTTTTTAAAGGATACCATTTCTTTATATCAACAATCATTTCAATCTGTTAAAACAAAAGATTTTATGAAATATTGGAATGATATTCATAACAATAAAGAATTTGAAATAACGTTTCATTATATTGAATCTTCGTGGTTCAAACATTTCAACACGTCTCCTACTATTTTATACATTATTAGTTTGTATTTTTTAACATCACCTGTGCTTTTTTTAATTTCACCCGTGTTTATTATATTGGCACCATTTATTTATATCAAATCAAAAAATGAAAACATTACATGGGAATCGTACATGACTATTTTAAAATCTATACTTAAAAAGCATTCTTTGTTTGGATTATTTATGAATTTTAGCTCGGCAGATGCCAAACAGCGTATGGGATTAATATCTGGAGCAATGTTTTTTGCTATTCAGTTGTATGCAAATGTATACAATTTCATTAAATTTTATAATAATATTCATTATATACACAAAGCTTTACTAAAAATAAATGATTTTATAAAAAATACAATTGAGTTAATGACATCGGTTCAAACGTCATTACAACCTTTGTCTACATATGCTCCATTTATGAATAGTATTCATGAACCTAAATCTGTGTTGGAAGATTTTATAAAACGTTCTTCTTCTATTTCATTTTCTATGAAACATTGTGGTACAATGCGCGCTTTATTTTATGAAGTGTACAGCAATGAACGTTTTAAATCAGCAATTCATTATTCAATGAAATTTCACGGATTTATTCAAAATATATCTAATCTTACTAAAAGGATACGCTCGTGTACATTTGGTGAAAAAACCACGTTATACCAATCTTATTATCCAACAAAACATCCCGTGAAAAATACATATTCGTTGAAAAATACAATTATTACGGGTCCTAATGCTTCAGGTAAAACAACATTGATAAAAGGCACCATGATTAATTTACTTTTATCTCAACAAATTGGACACGGATTTTACAAAAAAGCAATAATATCTCCGTATGAACAATTTTTTTCGTATATTAATATTCCTGATACATCGGGGCGCGATAGTTTATTTCAAGCAGAAGCAAGACGATGTAAAGAAATTATTGATGAAGTAAATAAAGGAAAACGAATTTTTTGTATTTTTGACGAATTATTTTCAGGAACAAATCCAAAAGAAGCAAGTTCTAGTGCGATTGCATTATTAACATTTTTATCCAATCAATCTAATTTTACCTTTTTGTTAACAACGCATTTTGTTGATGTATGTGAAGCATTATCCAAATCAATCTCTATGAAACATATGAAAGTAGAAAATGGTAAATATTTATATTTATTTGTAAATGGTATATCTTATGATAAAGGCGGAATAAAAGTATTAGAACAATTGAATTTTCCTTCTTCTATTATTCAAAATGCAAAATTATGCGGATAAATAAAGTTTATATATTATAATATATAATATGTCATTTATGTGTTTAGCCATATGTATTTTAATATTGGGAGCAATGTTTATGTATGTAAAACAAAAGTTTTTCGCAATGGAAGCAAAAATTAATTTATTATACGAAACTATATCTACCATGGCGGGGATTACTATGTCAAATTCAAAATTTTGTGATGAGCCTCATGAATCTCGCGAAGATGAATCCAATGAAGATGAATCTCAGGATTCACATGATGAATCTCAGGATGAATCCAACGAGTCATGTGAATTTGAAGAAATACCAGTTCATGAATTAGTAAATGAAATAAAACATATTGAGTTACATGAACCTGAGTTTCCCGAGATAAAAACAATTGAATTACCTGATGAAAGTGTGAGAACGGAAGGTATTGTTGAACCTATTAAAATAACTGTATCCGACGACGATGTAAATGTTTCTAGTGTAAAACAAATTGTAGTAGATACATCCTATGAATCTATGACAATAAAAGAACTCAAGGAAAAAATATCTGAATTGAATGGTCCTAAATTCAAAACAAAAAAAGAAATGCTTGAATATCTTAAAAATAAAATATAAAAAGATAGTATGAATAATATTCATTTTAATAGCCCTGCTCTTATGTCGGATGGACGAAATTATTCAAATTGGCAACCAACAGCGGTTTTGAATGATCAAATAAGAATACGTGAACATATTAAAACGAATTCGGACTATCGTGCTTATTTACAAAAAAATGCAGTTTCTATTATGGATTTTGATAAAAATATAGCTTATAGTCAAACCGGCGGAGCATATAGCTATAGTTCATTCAATAAATAATTTTAAAATAGTTAACATTTGTATAAAATATAGTTAAAAATTTGTATATACAAGTATTATGGAATGTATACACAAATTTTTACAGGAACCTCATAGTTTAGTAAATCATCACATATCTTCTTATAATCAATTCATTGATAACATACCTAATATTATTCATAGACAAAATCCGCGAGAAATTTTAAAAAATAAAAGTGGTGCTGATTTTAAACAAATATGTAAAATGTATGTGGGCGGTAAAAAAGGAAATCTTTTTTTAAAGGGGCAACCTTTTTTTGTTGAACAAGAAGAACGAAAAGTCTTGTATCCTAATGATGCAAGACTTCGTAATTTAACCTATGCTTTTAGTTTACATGCTAAAATAACATTTACATTTACAATCAATGGCATAGAAGATCCTTCTCTTGAATATGAAACAAAAGATCATGTATTTATAGGAAACTTCCCTATCATGGTACAATCCAATTTATGTTATTTAAACAACATGCCGTCAGAAGTCATGTTTAATATGGGAGAATGTTCGCGTGACCCTGGAGGATATTTTGTTATTGATGGAAGTGAAAAAACACTCATTTGTCAAGAAGAACGAGCTGTCAATTCTATCTGTGTTATTAAAAATTACAATGATAATTATTATTATCGGGCAGAACTAAAATCAGAATCCGAAGATGAATCTAAATTGGCTAGAGTAACCGCCGTTCAACTTAGAACTAAAACAGATGAACATGATCAATTGAATAAGGATGGATTTTCGTTACATGAAATTGTAGTTGAATTACCCAATGTTCGTATGCCGATACCCTTATTTATTGTCATGCGAGCATTAGGTGTTATATCGGATAAACAAATTATTCAAACGTGTTTATTACACACGGAAGAACATTTGATGCCTCACTTTCGTGAAAGTATTTACGATGCTGGCAACATATATACACAAATCATGGCACTTGAATACATTTCTACGTTTGCAAAGTATCAAACCATATCCCACGTATTGTATATTTTATCTGAACTTACCTTTCCTCATATTGGAGAAACTAATTTCATCGACAAGGCTTATTTTATAGGCCATATGGTCAAAAAATTATTGCTTGTAGGGACAACGATTGAACCTAAAACAGATCGCGATTCATTTCGATTCAAACGAATGAATTCTAGTGGAGATTTATTGTCACATTTATTTCGCGATTATTACATTAAACAATTAAAACATGTAAACAAATCAATTGATAAATTATATAATACCAATAAAAAATTTTACGAAACTACAGAGGGATTTTGTCAATTGTTTTTGAATTATGAAACTTTTTTTGAAGAAAGAGTTGCTGAATATGGTATTTATAAAGCGTTCAAAGGAGATTGGGGTGCCGCTAGTTATACTAAAAAAGTGGGTGTTTCACAGCAATTAAACCGATTAAGTTATAATTCAATGATTTCTCATTTACGAAAATGTGTATTACAAATGGATTCTAGTGCTAAAATTGTTGCTCCGCATTTATTACATGCAACTCAATGGGGTGTTTTTGATCCTGTAGATTCTCCGGATGGTAGTGAAATTGGGTTACACAAACATTTGGCAATATGTACACAAATTACCGATGGATTTCCTATGAAAATTATTTTAGACGAATTAAAAAGGGTGAATGTTTCAGTTACAATGTTTGAAAATTCTACATCACTTGAATTAAGTCGTATGGCAAAATTAATTATCAATGGAATGTGGTATGGATGTGTATATCAACCAAAAGAAATTGTAGATTTGCTTCGCATGAGACGCCGTCATGGATTTATACCCCCATCTACAAGTCTTAGTTGGAACATTCAAGAAAATGTAGTTTGTATTTATACGGATGCTGGCAGATTACAACGACCTTTATTTTATATTGAAGATCATGTCGTATCATATAATAAAGATAAAGATTCTCATTTGTCCTGGACAGAATTAATAACAGGTACAGAAAAATCACCTTGTAAAATTGAATATTTAGATGCTGATGAATTAAATACAAGTTTAGTGACATTTGATTCAACCATAGATTTTACAAAAAAAGAAAATATGCGTTATACGCATGTTGAATTACATGGATCTAGTTTGTTAGGATTTATGGGAAATCAAATTATTTTTCCAGAACATAATCCTTTGCCGCGTGATTGCTTCTCGTGCAGTCAATCTAGACAAGCAGTGTCCATGTACCATACCAATCATCAAAACAGAATGGACAAAATGGGAGTTGTTTTAAATTATGGCCAAACACCATTGATTCAATCAAGTTTTTTTGAAGGATTTAAATCATTGCCTTATGGAAGTAATGCTATGGTAGCCATCATGTGCTACACTGGGTACAATACGGAAGATGCTATTTTAATTAACCGAGGCGCATTAGATCGCGGAATGTTTAACACAAGCTATTTTAAAACGTACGAAGAAAGTGAAACGTATCATGAAGAATCTGATAAAATGTTAGTCTTTCAAAAGGGTAGCAATACAGATGAGTATGGATTGGTCAAAGAAAATACCATTGTTAATGAAGACACAATTTTAATGCAAATGGTTCAATCTGGAAAAATAAAAAATATTTATCCTAAACGCGATCAAGCTGGTCGCATTGATAAAACGTTTATTAGTGAAAATAAAGAAGGAAAACGTATTGCCAAAGTTAGAATATGTACAGAACGAATTCCTGAAATTGGTGATAAATTTGCATCTCGAGCAGGACAAAAGGGAACATGTGGTCTTATCATTAATGAAGTAGATATGCCATTTACAACGGAAGGTCTGCGCCCAGATTTAATTATTAATCCGCACGCCCTTCCTTCCCGTATGACCATTGGTCAATTACTAGAATCTTTAATGGGAAAGGTTCATTTACATAATGGAGGATTGGGTGATTGTACGGCATTCAATACAGAAGGCACTTCTAATTATCAATTAGAATTAAAAAAATTAGGATACCATAGTTCAGGAACAGAACTATTACATAATGGATTAACAGGAGATCAAATTGAAAGTAAAATATTTTTTGGTCCTACGTATTACATGCGTTTAAAACACATGGTAGGTGATAAAATTAATTATCGGCCTCGTGGTCCTAACGCGGCATTAACACGACAACCTTTACAAGGACGTGACAAAGAAGGTGGGTTAAGAATTGGTGAAATGGAACGTGATGGTCTTGTAGCCAATGGTATGTCAGCGTTTGTACAGGAATCCATGATGGTACGCGGTGATGGAACCATGGTAGTAAATAATTCAAGAAAACCTTATAAAATTTGTGTAGATAATTCTTCAGGGCTTATGGCAATTCATAATGAATATACCAATCTTAACATAAGTCCTAGTATAGATGGAGTAACGTTTGAAGGCGATAAATTAACGACGATTCCAAAATACAATAAAACATTCAGTACTCTCAATGTTCCTTATTGTTTTAAACTTTTATTACAAGAATTAGCCGTTATGAATGTTCAAATGCGATTGATTACTGCGGATTCATTGAATCATATGGAAAGCATGAATACTTCTTCCCTTGAATCTTTATTGCCTTCATTGTTTGAACGATTGACAAATTCAATTGACTCATTTATGAAAAATATGTTATATGTTTCTAGAGCAGATATTGGATTACAATTATCTTTTCAACACAAAGAGATGGATCCCACTTTATTTCCTTACTTAGATCAACCAAACTATGAGTTGATTCGCTATATATCACGTACTATTTTACCACAACGAAAATACACGTCTATGTTTAACAAGGATAAATTTAAATTGGATATTTACAAGACGGATGGTACTAGTATTGAAAGAACAATGGATTATTTTTGGAACAAAATGAAAACAGGTATTTTTGTTCGTATCAAAAACAACAAGGTGTTTAATTTTAATCCATTTTACAATGTTAACTATAAAAATGATTTTCATGAAAAATTTTCAACCGAACAACTTGATACGTTATTTAAAGAAATACAAAAAGAAAATAAAAAACGTTTTGAACAAATCTCTACTGATCCATCTACATGGAATGCCACCAATTGTTTACTTCGTATTGAAAAAGAAGATGCTAAACATAAAGCTTCTCCTACAGAGCAGTATCTTCCAGAAATGTATGATATGTTAGTAGAAACGTGCAATCATCGCAAAATAAACGATTGTTTCTTTTTCATCAATCGAAAAGATTTTCCCTATTTACGAAAAGATTGGAAAGAAACATACTTTTCTATTTATGGAGATGTAAAAATGCCAGATGCGTTTTTGAATAAACCATTTATACCTATTGTTTCACAAACAACCAGCGTTAATCACGCGGATATACCTTTCCCTACTGGTGATGATTGGAACGCAATTGCCAGCAACACATTTTTTGCCAATGCGAAACGAAATTATTTTCAACATACATTAGCTACTGAATACAAAAATGATCATACTTTACGAAATAACTTACCAGAATGGGAAAAACGAAAAGCTGAATTTGTATGGAGAGGACAAGCAACTGGATGCGGCAACACCATAGATACCAATCCTCGTATGAAATTAGATTCATTGACCGGAACTATTCTTCATTTGGATGCCCATATTACACGATATACCCAACGTGTAAAAGCAAGTCAAGTTGATGGTAAATTAAATGTAGATTATAAATCGTATCAAAAGGAAAGTGCTGCCGCTGAAAAATTTAAATTGCCCATGAAAGATCAACTACAATATAAATTTATTATCAATGTAGAAGGCAATTCTGCCGCATATCGGTTAGGACCTTTATTTGGTCTTGGTTATTGTATATTGAATGTAGAATCTGATTACAAATTGTGGTTTGAATCTATGCTTATATCAAAATCTTATGGAGCAGAAGGGATTGAAACGTGTCATTGTATTAAAATCAATCATGATTTAAGTGATTTACCTGGTGCTATTGAATGGTGTTTAGCCAATGATGACATTTGTAAAAAAATTCAAGAAAATGCAATGGATTTTTACAATAAAACATTTACATGTGATTTTGTATATGATTATGTTGCTGACATGTGTAATTCAATTTCAACTACACTCAATCCATTAGAAAATAATTACGAAGATGTGCGAAAATTAACACCTAAACCAAAATTAATGTTTAAAACATATGTACAAGATACACCTGTTTCAACGGACACTTCAGTAATTATTGTTCCTTATCGCGATACTGGTGAACAAAATCGTGCTGAACAATTAACCCAATTTTTATTACATTACAAAGATAGAAATGTGTTGATCGTTGAGCAAACGCCTGGTGAAAAATTTAATCGCGGGGCTCTTTTGAATATTGGTTATGATTACATTGTTCGTAATCTTCCAGAAATTACATCCTTTGTATTTCATGATGTAGACATTATCAATGAACCTAACATTCAAGATAAATATTACGGGGATGATAATAAAGACATTGTTCATTTGGGTATGCTTATCAAAGAAGATAAATACAAATTGTCCGATACAAAAGTAAACACTTTTTTGGGTAGAGCAATACGATTTTCAAAACGCGCATTCAAAGAAATAAACGGATTTCCTAATACATTTTATGGATGGGGTGGTGAAGATGATGCGCTTCGGTATAGAATCATGTCGTCTAAATTAGACGCTACCATTTATCGTCCAAAGGAAGATGCGAATGGGTATGAACTAGAAACAACCAATGATATTTTTGTAAAAAGAGATCCTTTATTGACAGAAATGCACAAAATAGAAGAAACGTTATCGGATACACTTACATGGAAAATAAATGGAATCAATTCAATTCAATACAGCATTATTGAAAACAAAATGGTATCCAATGCGAAAAAAATTGTGGTTCAATTTACGCCGTTTGAAAAGAAACTTATTAAGCTACCAACCCAAGTTTTACCTCCTGTACCACAAGAAGACGATAGTGTGCTAGAAGGCGGTGAATCATTAATTTCGTCTGAAAATAAAACTAAAAAAATAACTATATAGTATATAAAATTGATTTAAAGACCACAAATAAAAAATATATAAATGGATTTGGACGAAGAATGGGAACTTTTTCTGTCCGGAAATTCGTCTACTGACGTGGTTTCAGAAATAAAAGGGGATGCTCCTCCACCTACTGATTTGTATATATCTACCAATACTGTCATCTCTTTCTTGAACCAACCTGTTCATTTATTAGATTCGTTTTGGGAAATTCCCATTATTCCATATTCTTCGTATGAAGAAGGAGTAATTAAAAAACAAATGAAATTTATTTCACAAACACAAGAAGAATTAGATCGTATTCAAGCGTTACAAAATACATATGATTATAGTCATAACAAAATTGTTCAACATATTGAAAATAAAGCAGGTCGTATTAAATATAAAGATGTTAGAATTGTAACGATTGGTATCTCTCAAAAGGATGTCATGTCATTTCGAGTTAAATCAAAGGGTGCTTTTTATAATTGTTTTGCCCTTGTCATGCGAATTTGTATTCCTGATTCTACGCCGACGTTTAAAGAATTTCATGTCAAAATATTTAATACTGGAAAAATAGAAATTCCTGGAATTCAAAATGTAAATCATATACCTTATATTATTGAAGTGTTGTTATCTATTCTTAAAAAAAGATATCCTGATATTGTTTACAATAAATGTTGTGAAGAAACTGTACTCATTAATTCAAATTTTAATTGTAATTATTACATTGATCGGTATAAATTATATAGTATTTTAAAACAACAATACAAAATTTCTGCAGTATACGATCCATGTTCGTATCCTGGAATTCAATGTAAAATATATTATGATACAACACAAGTAGTAACTACAATTCAACCCATTGAAGTTTCTTTCATGATATTTAGAACGGGGAGTGTTTTAATTGTAGGAAAAAGTACAGAAAATATAATTCGCGATATTTATACATTTTTGTCATCCATTTTAATTAAGGAATATCCAAATATTGTAAATAATAATTGTAATCATAATAAAAAAAATACTTTATCTAGAAAATCTAAAGTTTTTATTTTATTAAGTTAAAATATTTAAAGTAATTTATATATAGTGAATATGAGTGATAGACAACCATGTGATTTAGTAATGAAACATTTAGTGAAACTTTCACTTGAACATGATAAGCCAATTATGCTGGATTATTGGAAAAAGTCACTTGCGAAAGAAGTCATGATTGGTGTAAGAGAGTCGGGTGAAAAAATGCTTGTTAAAAACGAGGATGAATACACCAGTCCTATTGCCAAGATCTTTAAAGTAGAGACGGACTATATTATTATGACGGAAAACTCATTGTATTGTGTTTGTGCAAGCATCCCTAATAAACGAATTTCTTAAACATTTTTGTTTTTTTGGATTTACGTTTACGCATATTTTTTTTAGACTTTTTACCACCAGACAATTGGCGTAATTGTTGATTGATTCTTTCTATGTTGGCAGCACTTACCTGTCTGGTTGCGTCAGTCGCATGATTGTAGGTTAACATTTTTTGTAAAATGGCGCGCGCTCCTTGTTTTCCGTTATCGTCAAGACTATTTGGATCAAATGTAAGTAAAAAATTATCTATATATAAATCTATTCCTCCATAAATTTTAATATTCTTTTCAACCAAAAAATGTGGCAATAATTCAGCTGAATGCTCGCCATCTGATATAAATCCAATAATAACTTGTACATTTTGAGGATTTCTAAGTTCATTTACAGATAATAATGCAATAATAGCATTTACGTCACCAATTGTATTAAGCGGCATATAATATTATAATATTTTTTTTTGTATAATTGCGTGGTGTATATATAATTAACATTTAAATAGATATTAATTATCTATTTAAATGGAGCTAGATGAGTTGCGTAAAAAATACGAACATAATGAATACATGACACAAAAGTTAAATGATTATTTAAAACATTTACCTTTATTGATGGAAACAATTGAACATGAATATGTTCAAAAATGTGAACGAAAAAAACAACTTCATCAACAAAAAGAAGATTTTATTGAATCCTTTATTACTACAAAATCATTGTATTACATATCATCTACTGAACAATACATTGAAAAAAAAATAAACGATTTTGATATTATTAATGAAGATGATTTAGTATATTTGATAGGAACAAGTATTCCATCTTCATTAACCCATATAAAATACAAAATGATACCTGTTATTTTAAAACGAATACGCGAACGACCTTTTATTAATGCAAATTCAGATACGTATATCATTAAAAAAATTATTCATTCTATGCCATTTAATAAAGAAACATCTATTTATTTTATAACAATTATTGGAGATACGTTATTGAATAAAAAAGATTCATTAATATATTATATTGATTCTTCTTTTAAATCTTATATTTTACAATTAAGTAGAAAAATATACATTGCCATGAATAAATCTATTTTAGATGTGTTTAAACATAAATATTATGATCATAAATACGAACATTGTAGAATTATACCAGGTATATGTGGGAGTTTTGATATTTTATCCGTATTTGATATTGTTCATGCAGCCGTTGGGTTATCCACTAAATATGGAAGTGCTGATTTATATTTAAAACAAGCCTCACCAGAATTTTATTCTCAAGTTATGGTGTTGCCACAGCATACACCAGAATCATTAATACAATCGTTTATAAATCTATACATGAATAAGCAAGAAGGATCAAATACAACTTATAAAGATGTATATTTTTTATGGAAAATGTTTTTACATAAACATCATTTACCATTTGTTGTTACAAAACAACATTTTGAACAAATATTAAACCAATTAAAAATATTAGAAAATGGAACGTGTATTGGATTAATCCCCAACATTCCTGTACCTTTATTAAAATTAAAACATTTTTGGGAACACTATATTGTACATGATGATGACATTTATTATGAAATTCAAGAAATTGTTGATCTTTTTAATAAACAGGATAAACCCTCTATTACATCCACTCTATTAATAGATTTTATTAAACTTGAGTATCCATTTATTACTATAGATGGTCATAAGATTTTAAACATTAAATGTACTTTGTGGGACAAAATAAGTGATATTGAAATGATATTTGAGTTGTTTAAAAACCAAAAGGAGTATCAAAATGCATATGAATATTATTGTTATTATACGACTTTAGGAAATTTGCGTCAAGTATCTAAAGATTATTTTATGGAATATATCAATATTTTAACGTAAAGTTATAAACAACTTTAATGTTTTGTATAGTTATGGAATTAGCAATACCATTAATTGCACTTGGTGGTTTATATGTTGTGTCAAATCAAAAAAAAGAAGGGTTTAAATCAGTTAACCGATATACAACACCAAATCAAACAACAGATAAATTTTTTAAACCATCTACTAAATCGTCCGAATTTTTTACAGATCTTGCTGGTCGCAATGTAGGAAATTTACAACATACTTCTAATGTACTTCCATTTTTTGGTAAAACTAAAAATATAGGCGGATCTATTAATTCTTTAAATTCAGATCAAGTTTTAGATAATATGAATGGTAGTGGAACATTTAAAATGGCAAAAACAGAAATTGCTCCATTGTTTAAACCGGATGAACATGTTCAATGGGCAAATGGCGCACCCAATCAAAGCGATTTTTATCAATCACGCGTCAATCCTAGTATATCTATGAAAAATGTAAAGCCTTTTCAAGAAGAACATGTAGGTCCTGGATTAAACAAAGGATATTCAACCCAAGGAAGTGGTGGGTTTAATTCGGGTATGGAATCGCGATCATTATGGACAGATAAAACAGTAAACGAATTAAGAGTATTGACAAACCCTAAGGAATCGTTTGAATTGGCAGGTCACCAGGGTCCCGCACAAAGTTCAGTAACTAATTTAGGAATTCAGGCGAATGTGAATAAAAATTTACCGGATCGTTATTTCGTAAACACACCTGATCGTTATTTAACAACTACAGGAGACCATTTAGCTCAAACATTGCGTCAAATACAACCAGATCCAACCATTCATCGTGCGACAACTGCCAAGTCCTA